CCGGGATATACATTAGAGAAGAGGTATAGATTGGAAAAACTCTATGAATTATTCGAGCAAGGATAAACATTAGAAAAGAGGTTTAGTTTAGCAAATCGAATAAACAAGCACAAAGACAAAAGTGTAACATCGGTCATCACAGCGAAACTTAAAATAAGTCTTTCGCACACTAAGTGAGACCAACATAGGACTATAATAGTCCAACGTTGTTAAGAAGAGCAGAGGTACGCGTTGCTACAGCAGAGCCACGACCAATAAAGGAAAGAGTCTCATCAGCAATGTCAGCAACAGTTTCTATAAAACGACGAAAATTGGATGCAGGAGAATCAGGAGGCTGAGGAACAGCTATTCCAGATTTTATGACAGCATAACCAAGAGTATCGTCAGAAGAAGGAGTCAAAGCAGGGACATCAGTACCAATAACCTCAAACCAAGTTATAAAATCAAATTCGAATGACATAGCAGCAGTGCCACCAAAGACAAATATAATTAATGGAAACTGATTGACAGGAAATCCAAAGGTATAAGCAGTGTCTTGAGCGACAGCAGGCTTCCAAGTAACATAATGCCAATCACGATCCACAGGAACCGTGGTGGCTTCATTGTTATTCAAGAGAAGATTTTGAGTAGTCCCAGTAGGGACAAGTTGATTTTGAGAGGTACGGTATAAAACCATTTGACCACCTCGAGTTTGTTCATTACCAACGTAACGAGTAGCAAGACCAGATCCAACAGGACGATAAGAGGCACCGCCAACGGAAAATTGAGTGTTTGTAAAAGGAGAGTCACTAGTTGCAGAAGTAGTTCCAGCTTCAAGTAAGCCACCAAAAGTTTGGGTAGCATAAAGCGAGCCACTAACATAATACAAACTAATTGTATTACCGGAAGGGTAATAAGGGCTAGCTATAACATAACCAGCACCAGCAGCACCAAGCACAAAATTTCCACGAATACGTGCTCCGAATTTAAAACTTGGTAAAGTTATGGGGTCAGGAACACAAGGCGGATTAGAAACAGCCCACGGATCAAGTAACGCTTGAGCATAATTTAATGCACATTGCGAAAAAGGGAAATGATTTTTTGTGGGAAGTCCTCTTAAACGAGAATTGTTATGTATAGGTTGTGAAACACGTTCAACGGCATTTTTTCCAACTCGAGACACAGCAGCATTCTGTCTATCATTCATTTCACGAACAAAATTTTTTTGCTTCTTTTTAGGGACAGCTCTTGCATTATTGTTTCGCAAATAAATAATGAATCTAGTTGCTCTCTCAGATTTACTGAGTTTTTGTTTGTCAAAGGCAGCTTTATTTTTAAGAAGATATTGTTGTTTTGTCAAAAGCATTCCATTTCCATAAGGATTAAAAGAACCGACTTTAAGCATTTGAGCCACGCGGGCTCCAGATAATGCAACATTTATAATTTTCTCTTTTTCGGGAATGTATATCATCCCATTTCCATAAGGATTAAAAGAGCCTTCTTTAAACATTTGGGCTAACCTAGCAGCAGATTCGACATCATTAGACATATTTATTATATCATCGAGGGGATTTTGCCAATTATTGGCTTCAAAGCTCATCAGATCTTTTAGACAAGCAACAAAACAAATTAGGTCTTTGTTTGTAAGATTCAAAAACTCCTGTTTCTTAGGAGGAACGATCTTAGTAAGAATTTCATTCGCGGCATTCTTTTGGGCGATTCTACGAGTAGAAGCAGTACCAATACCAGCTACCTCACCAAAACTCCACTCTAAATTTACTTTTACAGTAAAGGTGGGAATATGTGAGGGGCCTACTACGGTGCTAACATACTTAGGACTAGATATATAATCTAGCTGAACCAACTCATTTAAGATACTCACGGAATCTTTTCCGGAGTCACGCAACGCAGTGAACGAAGAAATATCAATTTCTTTAAATTTTTTTTTTTCAATTTTGATGTTATTTTCCATCATTTTTAAAGCCTCCACCTTCCTAGTGCCAGGAGAAAAAAAGGAACTCTGGGGATAGTAACCTTCGCAAACATGCATTGGAAGAACCTGGTTGTCCGAAGACTCATAACCAAGAACCTCTGAACATAAGTTCAGAGTACCATCACTCACTCTTATTAATTGATTGATAGAAGAAACATCAAGATTTTCTGTAAAGGATTCAATACGAAGTAAAAAATTCGCGTAATGTCGCAATTCTGCAGTTATTATTCTCTCTTCATTTTTGGGCACAAGGCCTACAAGAGTATAAAACGCAACAATTGAATTAGCAACAGCAACAGGAGTCTTTTCTTCAAGACGACAAGTAATCGAAGTAGTTAACTTACCTATCCGTGGACGGGGAACAAAACAACCATACCTGGGGTGCCAAATAGCACGAGACCCAAGAAATTCTAAACCTTCAACAGAGCCGGTTTGACATTCAAATTGAGAGGACTTACACACAACACCAAACTCAAGGTAACGAGCGGTTATAAATGTTTTAAAGTCTTCAAGAGACATGTTAGGACACATAGCATCTGAATCAAGGGATCCAAGATTGTCATCTCCATATAAGGAGAATAAATTGTTCTTAATTAAAAATTCGTACTCTGGAAAAACACCATCGTGACTGTCGGCATATAACGTTATAGTTATGTAAAAAACCATCATAAGATGGGCCCAACAATTGTCAGTAGTTGTATTATTTGAACCAGAACCATTTCCACAAAAACGCTGAACTATTCTTCCATCAGGAAGAGCACAAAATGGTGCACATGTATTTTCAGCTACAAAATTAAAGTATTCAACACATTTAGGGTCAATAAAAATATTTTGATCGAAAAAGTCTTTACGCTGATCATAGATTTTACGCATTACAGACAATACACGATCCCATCCAGTTCCATCAGTTGTGAAATGTAGATTGAACCTATTATGAGCTTTCATTATGCGTGGAAAACCACCAAATTGTTTAGTGAAGCCATAACGTATCCAAAAATTTTCAAGATCCTTAGAAGCTTTCTTCATACGATCATTCTGGTCATCAAACCAAATTTTTTGGTGGGCCAGAAAAGGAGTTTCAGGTATAAAATAAGTTCTTAATTTATCTCTTGCCAAATCATCCATAGGCAAATACTCAGGTTTAGGGCTAACCGACCATATAGGTACATGGCGGCGCTTTAACTCATCCATAAAAATGGGAGAATCAATAAGCTCTCTTTTTGTAGGGAATCCCATTTGTGTATAGGGTTTTCCGCAAGAGGCGGCCATATTAAATTCTACCTCACTTGATATAGAGGAGTTTCTCATAAAGTAAAGCATACGTTTAGTATATTGTAGAGCAAGATCAAAAGCAGGATTATCAGGACATACTGGATTTACATCACATTTTTCAAAGGATTTCATAAATCTATCAGTTGTAACTTTATTTGTTTTTGTGTCACGGTATCTGGAAATCAAATCAACGCCCCGGTCAGCAACAAAAAGTTCCCACCAGGGACAAGGGGTATCAATTCCAGAAGTTTCTTTGATTCTTGAAATCAAAGGGGGACTGAATCCAACCTGTTTCATGAATTTATAGGGGTTAACAGTAGCAGCAACAAATGCATCAGCAATCTTAGGGTGAAAAAAAATTTTCACAGGATCATCAAAATTTATAGGTTTATCAATAACAAAATCAGTTGTAGACTCGTCAGAGTTTAACGACTCGGGAGTTAGTCGAGTCCTCGGCGAAAATCCACAAGAGATAAGTTTTCAAAAATACAAGGATGTAGAGCAGTCATAACATTAGCCTTATTAGCACCAGTGGTGCCAATATGCATACCAACAACATGAGAATTAGAATTGATAATTAAACCTCCACAGGAGCCAGGAACACTATTGTAAGATACATTAGTTAGAGCTCCTGCACGGGAGAGACAATTTCCAATTGATTGAAAACAACCAGTTGAAGCTTGTAGAGAATACCATCTAAAAAGAAGTTGGCCAGGAATTATTTGACCTAATTGAACTATATCAGCATCACAGGCAATAGGAGCGCATTTAAGCATACCAGTGACTTCTTGATTTGTACAGAAAACTATATCTGCACCGACTTCGGCCTCGTACAGTGCGAGAGCAGATACGACGACGGTGAGATTTTTTGATTGAGATATAAAAGTAATAGTTGCATCAGCATCTATTGAGTTCAGGTAATGTTTAGGGAAAATAGCATATTGAGCGCCTTTACCAGGTTCATTAGCATAACTATTAGTATCATTTTTATTCTGAACAACAGAAAATTGACCAAGTAAGGTGGGACAAACAAGAGCTTCTTTTATAGAACCCTTAAACTCACCTGCCACAATAACGCCAGATTTATTATCTTGAACAGGACAGGAAAGATTTAGAACGCCAGACATAGCAGCTTCAGGTTGTATCAAGGAATAACCAACAGGTGTGATATTAGGACTTTTAGTTCTCACCGTAGGAGAAGGAAGATTCTGAGCAACAGAAGAATAAGAAGGTGCAGGTAAACTAACGAAAGTAGCTTTCAATGAGGGAACATATGAAGTAGCAGGAGGAATAGTTTGTAGAACATCTTTATATTTCTGTTTGTCTTCATTTTTTTTTGCAACTTGTTGCTTCACATCAACGAACATCAAAGAATTATCAATTGCATCAAACCTAATTTTTACATCTTGTATAAATTTTTGTTTTATGCCGAAAGTTTCAGCATTTTTTGGAAGAGTAGTAAACCACTTTTTTTCAGAAGATGTTAATTGTGCCCAATACTGGGGTTCAACATGAACAAGAGATTTTTTTCCAAAGGGAACTTCAGGTTTAGGTTTGGCAACTTTATACTTATCGTTTAAAAGTTGAGAGGTGTTTTTGAAAGACATAGCTTCAGGAGATACAGGAAGATTCTGTGTAGGGACAACTGTCGGAGGAATAAACACAGGGGTTACACTATATTGTGGTTGGGTGTGTGATTGCGTCGGAACAAATTGATAAGTTACAGGTACTTCAGGAGTAAATCCAAGAATTTTACCTTCTTCTGGTTGAGGAGTAGGAATTATATCAACAGGTGTAGGTAATTTCACTTTTTTGGGAGGCAAAGAAGGGGAAATGACTTTTACAGCGTTCAAGGTCTTTATAGGAGGGGAGAAAACCGGTATCGCAACACCTTTAAATGCAAGTTTACCCTGCATAAAGGATGTGATAGGACGAATATTTACACTCCACTCAGGATTGTAAGTATAATTTTTCAGAACCATAGGATCTGATAAATGTTTTACAAGTGGCATAAGCTGCATTGGAATGGGAACATTCATACAAGCTTCACCCAGACGTCCAAAATGGAGCATTTGAGGGCCAGAAAAATTAAAATCAGTTGCTAAATTAGACTCTGGTGTATAAAGACCAAACACAGAGTTAATTCTTCGATGGCGAATTCTAAAGGAATTAACATATTTTATGTCAAATTTTTTTTTATTTTTTGAATTCGATTCAGGTAAGTAATCATCATAATCATATTCATTTTGATCATAAGGATTTCCATCGATAGTTGCATAATAGTTATCATCTTCAGTTGGATCATTTAAGTCATTGTACCAATCATTATAATAAGCTTCCATATCTTCTTGAACTTCCTGTTTAGCACCTGATAAAAATTGATCATCAGTTTCTTCATACATAGAATTTAAGAAATCAGCAGAATCCATTCCAAAAATAACAGCAACGTATTCGTTAAAATAAGCTTCAGAAACAATACCGTCCAAAAAGGCACGAGCAAGATCTTTAGCATAATTATACTCATCTAGAAAACGAATCTTATTTGATCCATGTCGTGAGCGAATTTGTTTACGAACTTTTATTTTAGCGTGAACCCGACCTTGTTTCTTATTCGATTCAGGAATAATAGGGGGGAGAGGATTTGAAGCCATAATAAGTACAATGCTAATACGCAAAAGATCAGGATCTCCTTTGTCGAATCTCTGAGCTAAATTTATCATTTGATTTTTTTCCGATAAAACACCTTGATAGGATGTTAAAAACGGATAAACAAAATTATTTAAGCGGAGAACGGCAGTAACATCTGTAAAAGATGGAACAGGAGTGTCTTTAGGCATATTAAGTTTATAAAACAACTTAATAACACTATTAGCAAAAGCAACAGACTTTTTTGTGGTCAGTTTTCGTCTTAATGGAATAATTATATCCAGAAAGTCAGAGTCAACAGCAGCATAATTCTGAGAATAGGTAGTGTAAATCTTAAGCTTGATGGCCTTTAATTTCCGGTCCAAAAGGACACAACGGTAAATAAACCAAACAACACAAATAAGAAAATACGCAATAACTACAGAAAAAGTTAGAGTGACATCATAAGTTAGAACATCACGAATGACGTTCAAGTTTGAAAAGAGAACATTTAAAAAACTTGGATAATGATACAAGAAAAATACAAGTGCTATCTGAATTATCAGAAGCTGCTTGAGAGCAATACAAAAAATCCAGTAATGGATC